CAGCAAGCCATCAATCGTGGCGAACAGTATGCTCAGCTGAATCCTAAATACTGCAAAGTACTCCAGGCTGACAAGGAGTCCTGGCAGCGTTATGCTATCCCGTTTATCTCTGCATGTCTCCCTGCTCTCGCCAAAAAAGAGCTCATTAACAAGTACGAAGTAAAGATGCTGGACTTAGGCATCCACTCCTTCGTGCATGTTAATTATGGCGATGAGAAGAAGGGCGCAGACATGCTGCCAGAGATGAACCAGCTCAGAGAGACACGCAATGTGTTCTCCAGAGCCATGAACAACTTCCCATTGGCAGTTACCAACCAGCTGGCTCATGCGCATGTTGTGCAGCCAGATCTGGACAATCTCTTCCAGTTTGACAAGTACAAGGATTGCAACAATGACATCCTGTCTGCCGGTGGCATCAGTGGATTACTGGTTGCTGGCTTAAGCACAGATGGTTCTACGTTTGCTTCTGCTCAGGTTTCTATGCAGACAGCTTCTGCTCGCATTGAAGCTTGCAGAGATGAAGTCTGCGATCTGATGAACAAGATCAACGTCTGCATCCAAGAAGAGCTTGCGAACACTCATGTGTACAATGTTTCTGTTGTTCCTGAGTTTGGCTTCATGCCTCTTGATATGGCTGGGAAGAAAGCTCTTCGTGAAGCTTGTGAGAAGCTTTGGAAGGAAGGCGTTGTCTCTACTGAGACAATGATGAACTCTTATGGTTACTCCATCGAGCGTGAATCCACAAGGCGTAAGCGTGAAGCATCGACTGGTCTTGACGAAGTCCTTGCTCCAAGAGATGTAGCCAATGAAAAAGCTCGCATGGCTATGGAACAAGCCATGCAGCCAGCTTTAGAGGTTACAGAAGAGCCTCAGGAAGAAACGGTTGAAGAAACCACAGAAGAGGTTCATGTCGGCAGGCCAGAGATGACAGATGACGAAAGGTCGTCTGATCCAGAGTCTGCCATCAGAGGAAAACAACCAAAGCCCAGCAACCCAGAAGGCAGCATGGGCGAATGATTGCAAGTTGGCGGTGATCGGCATTCCTGCTTTAGGAGGGAAGATGATTCTCAAACCGTATTAATCCACGAATATAGCACTAAGTAGTGGCGGGTGTTAAAATTGCCACCTTTATGTCTGCCTATAACTGTGCGTGGCAGGAAAAGGCAGATTTATAATTTTTTGATTAAAACGGCTACGCCGTTTTAATAGATTAGCGCAAGCCATAGGCTTGCCATTAAACTAATTTAAACGGCGAAGCCGTTTAAATAGATTAGCTCGCTTAGCTTACTTTGCCCCTACCATTGTGAGCAGAGAGAGCAACAAAGGGGATGAGACCCATGAACAGGAAACTTACCTGTTTTGCCTCTGTCATCTCCGAAATCCAACAGTCAGACATTTATCTGACCGTGAAGGCTCGGCTGTTCGAAACACCGGGAGCTAATCTTAATGGTGTTCGAGTCACTCCTGCGTTTCTCGCCGAAATCGTAGAGCATCAGGAGAAGTATGTCGGGCTACCCTTGTGCGCCGATGTAAAAAATCTGGCAAGCGGGGACTATCAACACCTTGGTCATCTGTACGACGCCCGCACGGGAGAGTTCCACTCTGCCCAGATTGGCTCTTTCTATCAGTTTGAGAAGGAAGAGACAGCGGATGGCGCTGCGCTGATTGGCTACGCAAGAATCATGAAGAGGAACAAAGCCGTCTGCAGAGCGCTTTCTGAGCTCTTTGCGGATGGGAAGCTGAAGTTCTCCTTCGAGATCTCCTGCGGAAGCTACAGCGAGCTGGAAGATGGGACTATCGAGATCGACGCTTCTGAGGACAACTTCCTCGAAGGCGCTGCTGTTGTTACGTTCCCTGCCTGCGAAAGCGCCGTTGCTTTGGATCTGGTGGCCGAGTGCAACAATATTGCGGATGGCCGCAGAGAGGGTGAACAAGAGATGACGGATGTGAACGAGACCGAAGTGGTGGCGGAAGTCACTGCCGAGGAGAATGCTGTTGAGCCTACTCAAGAGCTTGCAGCGAAAGTCGTGGTTGAAGACCATGTTGCGGTTGATACCGTGAAAGTGGTCGACACTGAGACTGGCAACGTTGTAGAGGATCACAACGTGCATGAAACCCACACAGAGACAGTGGTCCAGGATCCTGCTCCTTTGACCGATAATAGTGTCGCCGTTGTGGAGTTTGCTGAGACCGATGATGAGTGTGCTGCTTGTAAGATCGAGGAAGATGCGTCTTGCAAGAAGGAAGAGTGTTCTGAGGAAGAGACTGCTTCCGAAGAAGAGACTGCTTCTCAAGAAGAGGTTACCGCTGAGGAGTCTACTGTTGAGACGGCCATTGCCGAGGAGGAGACTACTGAGACTGCGGAAGCCAATTCTGAGCTTATTGCTTCTCTGCAGAATGCTCTGAATGAAATTCGTCGGGAACTGGCAGAACTGAAAGACAGCCTCAAGGAAGTGCCTGAGAAGCTGATTGCCGAAGCGGCTACAGTGAATATGAATCAGGTGAATCCTTTTGTTGCTGATATCCAGGAGGTTGAAAAGAAGTATACTCTCCTGGAGAGCGAAGAGCGCAGCTCTTCTTACACTCTGCTGTGACAGAGAAAATAATTTGAATGGAGATGATTCATCATGGCTGGTTACATGACTGCCCTTCAGGGCTATGTGTACGAAGGCGAGCTGGTGAATGGTGAATCCAGCGCCATCGCGAATGGCATGCTGGTTGCTCCGAAGATGTTCTAGAGCGTTCTGAAGATGGGTCTTCCTTCCAAGGACGCCAACACCAAGCTTCTGTGCAAGGAAGTTGGTACCATCTACGACGGCATCACCGCCTATCGCTTTATCGTGACTGCCATTGGCAATCCCGTTTACTTTGTGGAGAACGGTTTCGAGGTCAACGACGCTGTTGCCTACGACACCACTCTGTATGAGACTGCTTCCGGCAAGTATCTCCGCGCTCATCCTCTGCTGGTTGGCGAGGAGTTCGTGACGGATCAGGTGACTGGTACCATTTCTGTTGGTACTGAGTATGGCGTGCTCGCGACCGGTAAGATCGGCGACGCGTCCTAAGGAGGTGCAAGACTATGAGTGAAATTATCGTGAATCGCGACAGCAAGCTCATCAAGGTGCTTGCGTCTCAGGTGCGCAATGAGCGCGTCGACTAGGCGAATGTGGAAGAGGCTGCTTCCATCATCGCTGAACTGTAGAAGGATCTGAATCCTCAGAACCGTCATCAGATTGCCCAGACCATCGCTTTCACTGTGGACGAGCTGCAGAAGCGGGAGCTGGACTTCCTGAATCTGATCGCTGATCAGAAGAACATCGCCGCTGGCGACAAGGCCGCTTTCAATGTGCGGACTGGCGGCATCAAGGCTTACATCCAGGCCAAGGGTTAGACCACCAAGCGCAGCTACGTGGCCGACCGTCAGGTCCTGGTGGAGACCAATGAGATCTAGGCCCGTCCTGCGATCAACATTGTTGACCTGCGCACTGGCCGCGTGAACATGGCTGACCTGATTCGTGAGGCCAACCGTGAGATCACCAACAAGAAGCTGGCTCTGGTCGAGAACGTTCTGCACAACGCGATCGACGACTACAGCTCTCCGTTCTATGGCTATGGCACTGGCGTTGTGAAGGCGACTCTGGATGCGCAGCTTGCGTACTTCCGTCGTCTTGGCCCTGTCACCATCCTGGGCGACCAGGCTGCTGTGGCTCAGCTGGTTCCTCTGACTGGTATCGCTATGAACCCCGGTGCTACTGGCGCGAGCCTGTTCACCGAGCACAGCGATGGCATGATCGACGAGCAGAATGCCAATGGCTATCTGGGCCGTTACAATGGCTGCGCTGTTATCTCCATGGCAAACACCTACTTTGATGGCACCACCACTCCTGTCCTTGCGACGGATTGGCTGTACATCATTCCTGGTGGCATGATTGGTGATGCTCGCAACCTGAAGATCGTCAACGAGGGTCCTGTGAACGCTTTCGAGTCCCAGAACATCGATGACATGGTGTACGAGGTGCGCCTTGATCAGTGGTTCGGTGCTGCGTTTGTGTCTGGCAAGCTCCCGACAATCGGCGCTTACGATATCAACTGATGACTGCTTAAAGAGAATGGAGGAGGAAAACCTCCTCCATTCTCTTGATTTATAAGGAAAGAAGGTATAAGGATGTCTGATTTTACA